AATAGAAAAACGATACTGCGATGGTGCAGAGTAATCTATTGTTTCTGGTTGTCTTGTTAATGCGTTTAATTCTGTCATACTATTATTTATAACAAAAAAAAATGGGACCGAAGTCCCATTTTTATCTTAAGGTGCGATTTAAAATCTCTTACATTAAGTTAGCGATTTTAACTCTTCTGTAATATCTATTAGTTTCTTTAGTGAATGCAGTAGCAGAAGTACCAGCATCGTTGTTATCTGCAAGTGCACCAGAATCAGTAGCAAAAGGATTGTCTACCATTCCGTATCTAGTTTTGAAACCAATTTTTGGTTGGAATGTATTTTCACCAACTGCTCTCACCATTTGTAGTGGAACATATGGGCAATAGAAAGTACCAGCATCATAAGGTGAAGTACCTTTATATCCAACAACATAGTATTGACTTGCAGATACATTAGCAGCATATGGGTCTACATATACTTTGTATCTACCATTCAATACACCAGCGAAAGTGTTTTGAGTGTCATCAACATTTAAGTTATTGTTTAATGCAGGAGTGTAATCTAAGATACCAGCCATTTGTAAAGCAGAAGCAACATCAGAAGATACCATTAAGATATTTCCTTTACCTCTTCTTGTTTGTTGACCGATAGCGTTAGCATCTCTTTCTATTTGAAACATTAAACCTTTGAATTTCTCAACAGACCATCTACCATTTGAGTCTGTATCTAAGTCAAAAGTACCAGCAGTAGTTGTATTTACAGCAGCGCCTTCTACAGCAGTTCTATAAATTCTTCTTACTACTTCTCTATTGATTTCAGATAAGATTTCAGCAGAAAGTATGTTAGCTAATTCAGATTCAGCGTCTAAACCGTGGATTGCTTTTAAGTCTTGAGCAAGTTCCATAGTGTATTCAGCTTTCAAAGCTTTAGTTTTCGCAGTAACAGTTGTTTTCTCAATAGAGAAAGCCATTTCAGCGAAAGCGTTAGTAGTTGTATCACCTAAATTTTCACCTTGTAAAGTAGTCATACCTTGTGCAAAAGTATAAGCAGTTTCAGGAGTGTCATTAAGTAATGCAGGGTTAGTACCTGATTGAGCAGCTGAAGTCAAGTCACCAGCAGCATCATCAGATGCGTGAGTACCATCAGCTTCGTCAACTAATGCTTCAGCACCAGATGGATCATTATATCTAGCTCTCATTGCGAAGATTAATCCAGTTGGACCAGTCATTGGTTGTACACCGCAAACATCATAAGCAATAAGATTAGGCATAGCTCTTCTTACTAACGAAATTAAAATTGGGTCCCAATTTGCCATTGGATTAGCGCCTGCAACCCCACCTTGACCAGATGACACATTGGCTGGGCCTTCACCCAAAAACTGTGCATCTTCTCTAAGTGCTTTTTGTTGATTTTCTAATATAACAGTAGTAACGGCTCTCTTATAAGCATCGCTGATTTTTGGTAAATCAGGGTGTTCAAGGACGGGCTGCCACTTCTCTTGTAAATGTTGTGTTTGAAACATCTCGTTTCTCCTTATTTGTTAATTATATTTATAAATTTAATTATTCAACGCCCTTTTATGGGTTTTATTAATTGCAGCCGTATATGCCGCCATAACATCAGAAGATTCAACTGTCTGAACAGCTCCCTCTTCCGTTAGAACTTCTTCTTTTTTCTCTTCAGTTGGAAAGTAAGATTCTTTTAAAGTTTTTAACTTTGCTTTATAAGTTTCTTCACTAACAAATTCAACTTCTTCAACAAGACCTTTAAATTTTTCTTTTTGAGTATCAGTTAAATCATCAGAGGCTTCAGCAACTAGAGAGTCTTTTCTAAGTTCTCCAATTCTATTAGATGAATCTTTCTTAGATTCAATTAAATCGTTTACTTTATTCTTGAGTTCTTCAATCTCTTGAGTCTGTGCTTCAAGAATATCGTATTTTTCGTTTGGAACATCAATATAATGCTCTTCAAAAAGATTTTTTAGACCTGCAATAAAGTCTTCAGAAATTTCACCCTTTAGACCTCTTTCAATTGCAAGTTCATTTTCTTTTTTCCACTCTTCAGTTACATAGTTAAGGTATGAATCTACTTTTTCAACCATATCTTCTTTTGTTTCTGTAAGTGAGTTTTCGTGCTCTTCAGTAAGTTTATCTTCAATTTGTTTAATTTTAGAAGATACTGCAGCTTCAAAAATTGTTTCTGCTTTACCTTTGAACTCGTCAGAAAAGTTTTCACCTTCAACTAGAGCAGCTACATCAGCTTTAACATCAACTTCATAGTACTCTTTTTTAACGATTTTTTGTTCTTCTTGCTCGTCATGCATACCTTCATAAGATTTCATAGCATTAACCATTTTTACCATGTCTTCTTTTTTAGCTTTGTGCATACCAGCCATGACTTTTTCCATCTCTTTCATAAGATTTTCTTTAGTCATTTTGCCGTAGTTTTCTTTGTGATGAGCTTCAGATTTTGTAATCTTCATGTCTTCAGCCATAACATTCTCTTCAACACCATGTTTGAATTGAACATCATACCATTCAACATTTCCGTTCTCATCTGGAATTGCGTGTGATTTTAATACTGGTTTGCCTTTACCCCAAGTTGGGTGTTCAACAACAGTAGCACAATCATGGTCTTTTGAATGACAAAGTTCTCTGACTTCTTCATCAGTATAACCTTCTTTCATTTTTGTACTTCCTTCAGCTTTACCGGCACCCTTTTGTGCAGGGTCACCTGATACTTGTTTTATTTTTTTAGAGGCATTCGGTCCAGAATCAGTCGGTGATGTAACTGCTTTACCTAAGTCTTCAGGCTTTTCAGCACNTTTCAACTTTGGCATAGGATCAGCTTTACCACCAGTAGAATCAGGACTTGCCTTTTCTTCTAGTTCAGCGACCACTTCTTTCTCCAAATCCTCAATCGTTTTTTCTAAATCTTGAGCCATTAGAGGTTCTCCTTTATTGGTTATTCATTAGTTAATATTATTTATAGTTTTATAACTTTTTAAGAAACTTTGCAAACGCCAAAGCCTCTATATTAGGGTTTTTCTTACGAACACCTTCTTCAATGTCTTCTACAATTTCATGCATATCTACTTCTTTAAGTAGACCATTGTTCCAAATCCATTCTTTTCCTTCCATAATACCTTCTACAAAGGCATTTGGAGCAGATGGGTCTGCCACAATATCAGCTGCTGCAGCTAACATAAAGTCTTTTTTTACATAATTAGCACCATTCTTCTGTTCTAAAGAACCCATGCCTCTTGATGATACACCAAGTTTACCACCTTCGTCCATAATATTTTTAACTATTTTACCCATTGGTGTATCCATAATTTTGGCTTCACCTATAAAATCATTACCTTCTTTTTTTAAAGAAGTAACCATATGAGAAACTCTATCCAAATTGACAGTAGGTCCTTCTGGGTGTCCCAGTTCGCCATATGCGCGATTTTCATTAATAAACTTTTTATTGTATCTGTTAATTTCAGATTCAAGAACATTCATGGGGTATATTCGCCCATTTCTGTTTTTGATTTCGGCTTGCATAAACACGCCTTTTATTTTATAGTCTTTTTTACCTTCTTTGGTTTCTTCAACTATAAATTTAGTTTCTTCTAATGCTTCTGAAATAAGTTTCATTATTCTTTCCTATACTATGCTGGAGTATCTATATTATCNTAACCAGATACTTTTCTTAATTTCAAAATAATGTAACCAATACAAGCTGCATCATTTTCTAAAAAAATATCGCCAGTTACTCCACTTCCTGCATTGTTAGTAATTGGTGGTAGTTGTTGACTACCAATGTTAAAGTTACCATTACCTTGTAATGATAATGCAGTAATATTTGATGTTGCATCAAATTCTACNTCTAATATTGAACTCACACTCCAAGTACAAGATACGATTGCAAGTCTTGGGTCTGTAGCAGCACCTGATAAAGCTGATGCATCTACAACTTTAAGTGCAGTTGCATTTGTTCCTGAAATTGTTGTATGTACTACGGTTTCAAAATCTGTATCTCTTAGTGTTCTTGTCGTGTATGCCATACTACTTTCCTTGGTTTAACATTTCTCGCTCAAAATAGTTCATTAGCTCTTTATCAGTTACTTTAAACTTTTTTGAAGCATTTTTTATTGTTTTCTCAAAACTATTTATAAAGTCTGAGGGTTTGGAGTCCATAATAGAAAAGATTTCATCTACTGCCTTTTCATCTTAGGCGATAGTTTTTTATATTCTTTAGATTTTTTATGTTCATCTTTTTCTTGTAATGAACTATAAATTGATTCAAACTCCAATGTCATCATCTTCCTCTGTTGCTGGAACATGATTAGTTACGATTGTTTTAGCAATCACTTCTCTTTGTTTTTCTAAAGTTTCACCAACTTTATCAGACATTGCAGCTTTAAAGCTTGTTTCTGCAGATAGATTATCTTTATTTAATACATCATCTACGAATTTTGAAATATTTTCTTTAGTCATTATTTTTCTCCTCAGGAGGTTCTTCACCTCTATATTTAGAAACATCATCGGCCGGTATTGGTGAGCCGTCAACTGACGGATATCTTGTTACACCATCTGAACCATCAGGTACATTAATACCACCATCTTCAGGTTCAATTCCAGCTTCTCTGTTCATCTGGTCTCTCATAGCCTCTATTTCAGAATCGTTCATATTTAATACACTTTTGAGAACATATTCTTTACTAAAAAATGTACCAATATAACTTTCAATACTACCTAACATATCAAGTCTTTCTCTTAATAACTCTGCTCTTTTTAATTCAGTAAAGTTATTATCTTGCAAGAAGTCATATTGAATGTGTTCTTTCATATCTTTCCATTCGTCTTCAGCAATCACACCTCTTAATATTAATTGAGATTTAAGAACATCTGAAAACAACTTTGAAAATTTTGTTCTTAATCTTTGAACAAATTTAGTAAACTTTAATTCATCTCTTGTAATTTCAGTTGAACGACCTAATGAAAAGCTTTGTTCAGCTTCTAGTCTTGACATTGGAACATTAAGAGCTTGATATAACTTCTTTTTAAAATAAGTAATATCATCAATCTCACCAAGATTTGAACCACCAGGTAAAGTTGTGATTTCAGTACCACGACCACCTTCTCTTCTTGGCAACCAAAAATCTTCTAACATTGACATATGGTTTCTATCGTCGCGAATCTCACCAGTTGATGCATCATAAACAAGTTTATTACGATAACGATTCATAACATCTTTTAAATATTGTTCTGCTTTAATTTTTGGTAAGTTACCAACATCAATATAAAAAATTCTTCTTTCGGGTGCTCTTGATATTCTGTAAATAACTAGAGCATCTTCAATCATTCTTAATTGATTAACAGGTTTGATTGCTTTATTTAAATAAGATAAAACATGACCCTTTGACATATCTATCAAACCAGAAGTAACATATGTAACTGAATCTGCTGTCAGTTTAACACCCATTCCAGTAGCACTTCCACCAATAGTATTTCCACTAGGGTTGAAAAGATAATAATTTTTTACCCTCTTAATAACTTCAACACTTTTATTTACTTTGTCTAAATCTTTATCAACTTCCCTCATTTTTTTAATTTTTCTACAATCAATAAAACGAAGTTGTTGAATACCTTTTCTAGGATTAGAACTATCAATTACTTTGTGATAGTAAATTCTTCCATCAACATACCATCTTCTAAAAATGTCATGAGCTTTTTCTTCAAAGTCTAGTAAATCTAAAACTCTTTCAAATTCTTCTCTGATTCTTTTTTTAATTGAATTGGATACTTTTAAGTTTTCTAAAGAAATAGAAACACACATATCTTTTTCGTCTGAAGCGATTGCTTCACTTACAATATCTTCTATTGCACTATCACATTCTGGTTGCATTGCAATATCGCGATATCTACGAACTAAATCGTCATCAGTTCTTTCACGACCATCTGTGTCTAATGTTGTGGAATAAAATCCGCCGCCTGGGGCTTCATAAGTACCATCATCAGTAGAAGGGGCCATGATAGACCCCAACTCTGGATTCTTTCGTTTGATTTCAAAACCAAAAAATTCTGCCATAATTTAATCTCCTACTACTATTTATAAGGAGCTTATAAGTTGATGCCAGATACTCTAAATGTGTCGTAACGCCAAGTAATTTCAAATTCCTCAACTGCATTTTCAGTTTCATAACTTAACTCAATAGGAGCAAGAACTGTTGGCCAACAACCTTCTAAAATATATTGATGAAGAACAGTATCATCTCTATCTAGTTGTTGAACAATCATATCAACCCTATAACTATCAGGTGTTGTTGCACCTGTGTTATTTACTGTATCATTGATACCATTGAACCATCTTTCCATTTCTCTACGGATTCCGAAATCAGTATCATTCATAACAGTTGTTGACCAAGTTTCAAATACTCTTTCCCCAGCGAGGTATAAATCTCTACCTCTGAATTTTATAGGAGTTTCTCCAATAGTTTGTCCTGGAAGACTAGCAGCTTTACATAAGAATGAAAATTCTTCTGTGTTAATAGCTGCAGTAACTTCAGCACCAACTGGTGGAGGTAAGATTACTCTAAATTGATTGGCTCTAGCGCCACCGCCAGAAAGTCTTGCTTTAAAGTCATTAATGTTTGCCATGATTAACCTCCTACCTCACTAAACGCTACGCCAGTTCTTACGGCAATAAAGTTTAGTGTAATGAAGTTGATTGCACGAGCAGGTTTAACAAAAATGTCAGCGACAAATTCATTTCTATCAATAACTTCACCGGTGTTATTTGTTTCATCAGAAATCACGCTAAAGTCGGTGATACCCCTCTTACCTTGTATCTCTCTTAAAAATGGTTCTACTAAGTTTTTAAATTGAGCTCTTGTAAATTCATCATTGAATTCAAAAAGTTGAAACTTAGCAGCAGTAGCAATTGCTTTTTCTAAGATTATAAAAAGTCTTCTTACATTAATTCTATCAAATGCACTTGGCTTAGATAATCCAGTTCTATCACCGAATAAAATAGTGCCTTGACCTGGGAAAGAAACAACTGGGTTGATTCTTGCCTTATATAATGTATCTCTTTGTGATTGAGTAGGAACAAAAGGTAGACTTACTGCACCTTTAATTTGTCCTCTATTAAAACCACCTGGTGAGAAGAAAGCTTCTGCAACTTGTTCTGTTTGTGCAACAAGTCCTGCAACATCTCCGTTTAATGGTACATATCTATATACATCATTAAATCTATCGTACATATATTTGTAACCACTATCAAAGACTACATAAGAAGAACTTGGAAGTGCATCAAAGAAATTTTTAACATTTACTGTCATTGTTTCTTGATTTGGAACACCCACAATATCAGCTCTCTCTGGAGATACAAATGTCATACAGTCTTTTCTATTTTCTGAAATTGTAATTAAATTATTTGCAAGTGTAGCAGATGCTTTACCCGCCATAAGTAAATTTACATCTTCAGATTCGGCATCTTTAAATCTATTATAAGCTTCTAACTTCTCTCCGTCTGTTACTGCATAATCATCAGTACCACCTGTAAGAGTTGAAGTTGAAATGCTATTAACATTTGGGCCAGTATCTAATAAGTTATATGCAGTTACACTTTGAATTGAAGAATCTGATTTAATAACGATACCCCAATCGCCAGAACCATCAACCATTGCTGAGAGATGATTAGTAACATATACGAATTGTGATTCAGCATAAATTCTATCAGGATAAAATAGTGAATTGCCAGATGCATCTGTTGCTTCTGGATTCTTTGATAAGAATGCATATGTTTCAATAACAGAATTTGTTCTGTTACCTGCAGTATCTGTATCAAAACCAGTTTGAGCTCCAGTTGAATCATAAACTACAATGTGTAATTCATCATCTGAAATACCTCTCGCAGCTGCGTGTTCTGAAGTTCCGGGTTCACCATCAAATAAATCAAAAAATTTCCAATATTTCGTGACAAAAGAATCATTTGCTAAAGCTGCAACTAAACCTTTACCTGCAGGGTCATCTAACTGTCTAATAGTTAATGTTTCTGAACCCTCAGTAACAGTAACAATTTCGTATCTAATACCCTCATGACCTGTAGCAAAAGTTGTACGGCCTGAATCAGAATAAAATTCTAAAATTTGCCCTACTGCAAAATCAGCAGCATCAAATGCATCAAGAGTGATTACTGTATCACCAGCAGCTAAACTACTTGTGTTTATTTGTTTTGGTGTATTTTGTGTAAATGTGTTTTTAGTACAAATATCAACTTTGATACCATTTGCATGGACACCAGCAGTTCTTCCTGCAAATGCACCAACACTTGAGTTAGCAGCACCTAATGATAAATTAGGTCTATAACTTTCTTGATAATCTGTTGTTGATTTAATTAATATTCCTGTTCCGTCTGAATCTGCATTCAGTATGGCACTTTGTGCTCTCACAACTTTTAATGTGTTTGTATATTGTAAAAAATTAGCTGCAGTAAAATAATCTTCGTATTGATTATTTGAGTCTTGTGGTAGACCAAATATTCTTACCAAGTCTTGTTCTGAACTAATTTGAGTAACTTCACTAACTGGTCCTTTTTGAAAGGCACCAGCAACAGCACCAATAGTTGTTGCAACGGCAGGGACAATATTTGTTAAATCAATCTCTTTGACTTGTACGCCTGGAGAAACTTGAAATCCCATATTAATACTCCTCTATTTTAGTTTAAATTCATTAGTTATTAATATTTATAAAAAAATGATTTTAAGATTATGTGTTTTATACACTTTTAAAATATAAATAGATGTATGAGTGAGCACTATCAAAAATATAGAAATACAATTCGTAAGGTTGCTAGAAGGCATAGAAGACTTAGAGATAGTTGGGTAAATAAACAATTAACAGAAAAGTCTTGTAAGTATTGTGGTGAATCTGAATTAGTATGTCTTAAATTTTACCCAGATGATAGAAAGATTCGTTCTGATTCTAGTAAACAAGGTTTAAATGAAGAATCAAGAAAAAAAATACTTGACATTATAGAAAAACAAGTTATAGTATGTCAGAACTGTTATATTAAAAAAGATAATGATTTAATTGATGAAGAAGAATTTACCAATTTGTATCATGCTTCCTAACAACAGTAGACCATCTTGTTCCATATTCGTCAACTTCACCCTTTGGTTCAAATGGGTCATCTATGCCATCATCTAAAAACCCAAAAGGTGCCATATCTTGTTCCATTTGATTTTGATTCTCTGCATATAGTCTAGCACGAATATCATTGTCTGTCAACTCTCTGAAATAAGTTTGACTTGACAACCAACCAAATAATACACAACACATCATTAAATCGTCATGATGTCCTTCTTCTGCTTGAAAAGAAGAGCCATGTAGAATAAATGTTGACATCTCTGAGATTATATCAAAATCTTCTAAAATAATTTTATCTGATTCAATCATAGTTTTTAAATTAGAACACCCTAATTTTTTTACTGCCTTTGTTGTTCTGACACCAAGTTGTGCTTTACCACCACTAAAACCACCACCAACAATTTGACCTGCACGACCTCTCATTGATGCCATAATTAAATTTTCATATTCTAAATCAAATTGTAATGAGTTGGCTACTTGGTCCCCAATATCATTGACTTCAACCATAACAAATGCTTTTTCATATGCATTTGCAACATCTTTAATTACATGAGGAAACAACATTGGTTTTATTTCATTGTTTCTATATTTGCAAACTAAACGATATGGTATTTGTGATACATCTATTACAACAAATGCAGATGCATCTCCTTGAATACCTCTTGCCACATCAGCAACTAAAACATAAGTATGTTCTTTAATCGGTTTTTCATAAATGTCTAATCCACTACTATTTGATTGTAATGGTGTTCTTGTTGGCATTGTTCTAATTTTAGATGCAGCAATAAGTGTATTTTGAGAACCTAGAAACTCACAATCAAATTCTTTTGCAAATTGAGATTCACTTGTATTCGCAATCGTTTCTTTTTTCCATTTTTCATCTCTACCTGGTACCTCTGACCAATGTACATCAATAGGTATATAACTATTTCTTTTCTTTTCTGAATCAATCCATAATTTATAAAACATATTCATTCCATTTGGTGTTGATACAATAATTACTTTTGTTGATTGACCAGATGAAATTGTAGGATAAACTGAACTAAAAAATTCTTCTGCGATATTTGTAGGTACGAATGCAAACTCATCTAAAAATATCATGTTATAAGAACCACCACGAACTGCACTTGATGAAGTAGAAGATGCTACTATTCGTGAACCATTCTCTAATTCTAGACTACCTTTATTCCATGACATGATACCTTGTTGTAACCAATTAGGTAAATTTTCATATGCAAGTTGTAATCTTGAAAGTATATCTCTTGCAGTCGCAGCTTTGTTTGCAAGTATTGCCACATTCATACTTTCGTTGAATAAAACATAATGTAATATATAAGAAACCATAGTTGTAGTCTTACCAGATTGTCTTGGTAATTTACAAATAGAAAAACGATTGTTATGAAATGTACCAATCATGTCTTTTTGAAAAGGGTACATATCAAAAGAAATAAGACCTCTATCTAAAGAAACAATTTTAATATATTTTTCTATGAAATACTGTGGGTCTTTCATACATTTTTGAAACTCAAGAATTTGTTCTTTTGTAAACTCTTGACTTACAAATGCTTTTTTTAAATTAGGATTACCTAGATATTGTTTAGTTACGCCCATTGTAGGTGTCCATTATCGTTTATACCCTATAATATCTTTATCATCTGGCAAACTATTCATTGTCGCTACAGTTTTAATAGTACCATCATCATTATACTCTGTTACAAATAATGCTTTTAATTTATCTAAAGTATCACAATTAGCTATTGCTGTTAAAATAGAATCAGACTTAGTTCTTACACTTGCTCTAAATGTTGTAACTGCACTTGGAATAGCTTTACTTGAATCTTCAGATTTTCTAACAATTAACCAGTCTGTTGATTGTAGAAGTGTTTGTGATTGTGATTGTATTTTTTCTGTGTAAATTGTTTTAA